GGTATAGTCAAGGCGGTTAGCCAGTTCGGTCATAATGCCGCGATAAGCTGGCGGAAGGAGAGGGGCTGCCTTACGCGCTGCGTCGATCAGCTGCTCCCGGGTCATGCGTGGTTGTAACTCGGTGACGTTCTGTGTGTTCGTCATGGTTAGTTTCTCCGTGTTATAAGCGCTCTGCACAGCGCTGATTTTTGGTTGCACGAATCCCTCGCCTGATGGCGACAAAACATAAAGGGGTTTCGTTTTAGTAAGCACCCAACCAGGGCACTTAGTGAAACGGGCGGCTGCCACCGCCAGTTAGCTTCTCCACAATTGGGAGCGCGTTCTCCTGAGTTGATCTAACGACTGAGGCCTCTCAAGGAACTGGCTGAACGCGCTTTCAGTTGTGAAAAGGGGCGGTCGACATTAAGGGATTCAAACTGCCGACCGCCAAGACTACACACAGCATCTGGTACAGCTACTACGGTTTACACAACTGGAAGCGCACTCCGTTCGTTTACTTACCTGTCATCCACAACCGATAGTTGATGGAATGCGCTTTCATGTTATGTGCCGGGATTCCACCGGCTCCCATCTGTTTTTTAAGCCACTCAGATATCGTCTGGGCTGTCACCTGATCGCCACGCTGGTGAAACGTCTCTGGCTGTCGTACACAACTGGCTTGCACATTCCGGCTGCCCGCTGGATCGGGATACTGCCTAAGGAATCCCCAGACCGCTGCGGCACATGTGCCATATGCCGATGACTAGAAGATAATCATTAATTGCGAGTAACGCAAGTATTAAAATGCATATTACGCAATTTTGTGGGCAAAAAAAAACCTCACGTGAGGTCTTTTTTTCCTGTAAATCTTGCTAGCCGTGCCGTTTAAAGGATTGCGACTGGCTTATTAAAACCTTTCCATAAATGTAGAATCTATGCTCGTTATCTTTTGTGATACTCCATTCCCGATATTTTGGATTGTCAGAGATAACAAGAAGCTGGTCAGGAATCATCTGGAGCCGTTTTACGTATATTTTTCCATCAAAACCAAACACATATATACCATCGCCATCAAATTCATTTATGTTGACGTCAACAAAAATGAGGTCTCCTGGCTCGATGGTTGACGCCATACTGTCACCACGAACGTTAATAACTTTAACGCCAGAAGATGACCTGCCTCCAAACATAGTTAATGCCTGATCATTGCTGTATTCAATAGCATGTATGACATCAATAACATCACTGCTCTGTATGTGTCCTGCTCCGGCGCTTGCGCTCACATCAAGTACCTCGACTCTATAAACATCACCAATCCTACGTGATGATGAATCACTTTCACTGTTTAAATATACAGTATCCTCATTTTCTGCCGAGGTAAATAGGTCAGGGACTTTTACGCTTAAAGCGTGAGCAAGTCGGTTAAGTGTTTGTTCTGAAAACTGCTTTTGCTTGCCTGTTTCCAGGCGGGAAATGTTGGCAGCATCAACCCCCACAGTTTCAGCAAGCTCTGCGATTTTCATGTTCTTCGCGAGGCGAAGTTGTCTGATGCGAGATCCTATATTCATGCGTCCATTACAAGTGTTTTTTGCGTGTCGTGCAAAGCAACTTGCGCAATTCGCCTGCATGGAATAACATGCGTAATACGCAAATAAAGGAGGCTTTATGCAATCACCGTTAAGAAAATTGCGTAAATCGCACGGTATGACCTTGTTGCATGTTGCAACAGGCGTACAGGTCGACCCGGCAACTTTAAGTCGCATTGAAAGATGTGAACAGGTTCCATCAGTTGAACTGGCAGAACGTTTAGCCAAGTTCTTCAAAGGCGAGATCAGCGAATTACATATTTTATACCCGAGCCGCTACCAGGTTGCTGATGACGCATCGGGTAAAGGCAATCGTAATGCGAAAGCAGCCGTCTGAAAACTACCAAAGGAAAAACAACATGGTAGAGCCAAGCCTGAAAGAAGTAGTGAAAGCGATGTGCAAAGCGTACCCCGGTGGCCGTGAAGCTATGGCCGGTGCTCTTGGCATGTCAGTGACGCAGTTCAACAACAACCTGTACGAGAAGAACGGCTGCCGCTTTTTCGAAGTGAACGAGCTGGAAGCGATGGAGGACATTTCAAACACGTCTCTCCTGGCAGATTACTTTGCACGTCGTCGCGGCGCATTGCTGGTGGACGTACCGCATCTGGAAGACCTGGATCGTGTCGACTTGTTTGATCGCGCAATGCGTACATCAGCAGCACGCGGACGTGTCGATACCGTAATTCAAAAAGCACTGGAAGACGGAGTGATAGAACCTCATGAAGCGGAAGAAATTAACGAATATCACCGCCGTCACCTGGCTGCTCGTGAAGAAGAAATCCGCGCGATTGTCGCGCTGTTTAGCCGTAAGCAAAGCCAAAAAAAGTGACGCCCGCGAGTGTGCAGCTCCGGGCGTCTTGGCGTGTCGTATTCAGTGGAGAAACTAACGCATGAACAGTTTAAACCGATTGAGACCAGCGAAGCAATTCAGATGCCTTCCAGTGGTGGGAAAAGACTCCCCGTTCGGCTATGTGGAGAGATTAAACGACCAGACTGGTGCGAACAACTACCAGCCTGAGAACGCGATGGTAGAGGCTTTTGCTCAGATGAACGAGAAGGGGCGCGAGGAATGGCTGAAGTTAACCGGCGATTCAAAGACCACTACGGCGTCCCGGTCCGTGTCATCAGATGGGAGCCACAGACCCGACGCGTTATATACCTTCGCGAAGGGTACGATCATGAGTGCTTCAGCCCTCTTGAACAATTCCAGCGTAAATTTACAGAGTTAAAGGACTACCATGAGCCTGTTGATGCCATCCCGGCCGATAGTGATAAACCCTGACCTTGCATACAGCATTGGCCTGAACGAGGCCATTGCGTTGCAGCAGGTTAACTACTGGCTTAAAGAAACCACCTCCGGACTGGAGCGTGACGGCGTGCGCTGGATTTACAACACCAACGAGCAGTGGCTGGAGCAGTTCCCGTTCTGGTCTGAGTCTACGCTGAAGCGCACATTCACCCGCCTGAAGAACCTCGGCGTGCTCAAAGTTGAGCAGCTGAACAAGTCTCAGCGCGACATGACGAACTACTACACGATCAACTACGAAAGCGAGCTTTTAGATGATGTCAAAGTGACCAAATCGAAGAGTTCAAAATGCACTCTTCCATCAGGTCAAAATGAACCGATGGAAGAGGTCAAAGTGGAACGCTCCATCGGGTCAAAAAGAACCGCTCTCATCAGGTCAAAATGCACTGATGTTCTTACAGAGAATACAACAGAGAATACTACAGATATTAAAAAACCTATTTGTCCGGTTGCGCCGCAACCAGACGACATCGATCCGGCAATTCGTGTCTTATCCCATTTCAACGAGGTTACTGGATCGTCATACGGGAAGGGCGGGCGCAATAAAACCGTTTTGGGATACATCAGGGGGAGACTGTCAGAAAACTACAGCGCTGAAGACCTGATGCTGGTGGTGGACTATCTCACAGCAAAATGGGCTGATGATCCAAAAATGGATGATTACCTTCGCCCGAGCACTCTCTTTGGTCCAGAAAATTGCGTTGAGTATTTTGACAAGGCTCAGAAATGGCAAAAGCGCGGAAGGCCTGCGTGTGTCAAAGGGCGTTGGCAACTCGGCGGTAGCGCTGACCAAAACTTTAAGGCCAACTTCCAGAACGTTGATTACAGCGTTCCAGCCAACTCAGGTTTCCGTGTTTCCGGAGGTACTCAATGAGCTTTCTGAAAACAATTCAGTTATTCGTAGCCAATAACCCTGGACTGACGAACAAAGAGATCGCTGCAGCACTCCCGGAGTATGCCTTGCACAGTGTTCAGCGTGCGGTATGCCGCCTGGTCATGCTTAACCGCGCTGAGCGCAAAGGTGTGCGTCCTAACTTCCGTTACTACGCAAAGGCACCTGTTGGTCCAATTGGGCCTATTGTCCCGCGCTACCCGGTAGAAAAAGCTGAAGTGATGCCTGAGCCAAAACAGGAAAGCGCACCAAACCCTGCTGTCATTGCGATGATGGACAAGGCTAAAGAGTTATCTGACAAGGGACTTTATCTGCGTGCTGCTACGGTTCTGATGGAGGCATTCAATCGATCAAAGAACGAAACCATGCGAGCCAAAATTCTCAAAGAGCGTAAGCGCTGCCTGAGTATGGCACCGAGGGTTAAAACCACCGGTGATGGCTGGTGTCTGGCTGGCCGAGCGAGGAACGTCTGATGAAATACTCACTGATTTATGCTGACCCAGCCTGGGAATACGGCAACACCGTCAGCAACGGCGCGGCTACTAATCACTACGGCACAATGAAGCTTATCGACATGAAGCGTCTTCCGGTCTGGGACCTTGCTGCCGATGATGCTGTTCTGGCTATGTGGTTCACCGGCACACATACTCGCGAAGCGATTGAACTGGCTGAAGCATGGGGCTTCAAGGTCCGCACGATGAAGGGCTTTACCTGGGTGAAGTTCAACCCGCTGGCGGAGCAGCACATCAACAAAGCTCTTCAGGCTGGTCGAGTGGAGGACTTTTACGACTTCCTCGACCTGCTGAACGTACAGACCCGCATGAACGGCGGCAACTACACCCGAGCCAATACCGAAGACATGCTGATCGCCTCCAGGGGGAATGGACTTGAACGGCAGTGCGCCAGCATCAAGCAGGTAATCTACAGCCCACTCGGGGAGCACAGCCAAAAGCCAGCCGAGGCGCGTTTCCGTCTGGAGAAGCTTTACGGGGACGTTCCGCGAATCGAACTGTTCAGCCGCTGTGGTGCGCCTGGCTGGGACCACTGGGGTAATCAGGCCGAGTCAGCTGCAGTCGAGTTGATTCCCGGTGTTGCTGTTCCTGTCACAAATAACCGGGAGCATGCAGCATGATAAAACTATCAACCGAGCAGGAGAACGCGGTTCGTGACGTTGCCCGTCAATGCTCAGATGCCATTAAAAAAGCCCTGAAGAAAAAGCCTAAGCCGAGTTGGAATGTCGTTGTACCTCCGATCCTGAAGGAGTACCACGAGAAGGTTAAACCGATGGGCGTAAGCCTGGTGATGTTCAACAGCGTAATCGGGCGCCTGAACGGGCGTTATGGAGTCGAGTCATGATCGAATTAACGCCGCGCCAAAGTGAAGTATATGAAGCTATCAAGGTTCACATCGAAAGGGTTGGCTTCCCACCAACATTGTCCGAACTTGCTGAACTGATTGGTTGCTCATCGCAGAACGCTGCTGCTGAGCATGTGAAGGCGCTAAAGAAAAAAGGTTACCTATCCATTGCTCCTGGCGCTGACAGGGGCATTACCGTCGTCAAAACAGAACTGGATGCTGATCCGGTAGCGATCATTAAAGGTCTGTTATCCGGTGGAGACAAGGCAAGAGTTAACGCTGTTGAATGGCTGAAAAAACAGGGAGTGACTGTATGAAACTGGTGCTCCCGTTCCCTCCGAGCGTAAACACCTACTGGCGAGCCCCGAATAAGGGGCCGTTAAAAGGCCGCCATCTTATCAGTGAGAAAGGCAGGGCATATCAGAGTGCGGCATGTGCAGCGATTATTGAGCAGCTGCGTTGCCTTCCAAAACCATCATCGTCACCAGCTGCGGTGGAGATACTTCTCTTTCCACCAGATGCACGCCGCCGCGACATCGACAATTACAACAAGGCTCTCTTTGACGCGCTTACTCACGCTGGCATCTGGGAGGATGACAGTCAGGTGCAGAGAATGCTGGTGGAGTGGGGGCCGAAAGTACCTGGTGGACGAGTAGAGATATCGATCAAGAAACATGAACCTCTGGCGGGTGCAGCCGCCTGATAAGTGGAGAAGAGCATGAATCAGATGAATATCACCGTAATGTGTCCGACTCACCACGCCGCAGCCATGGGGCAGCAAATAACGATGTCCAGCCGTGAGATTGCAAAGTTGGTCGACTCGCGCCACAGCAACGTCTGTGTAACCATCGAGCGCCTCATGAATTCTGGCGTAATTGGGGGGTATGCTGCATTGCAGTACACCCACCCTCAGAACCAGCAGGTTTACCACTACTACGAAGTTAACAAGCGAGACAGCTATGTGATCGTCGCGCAGCTGTGCCCGGAGTTTACCGCCCGTCTGGTTGACCGCTGGCAGGAACTGGAGAGCGGGGCAGGGCTGGTGGTACCGCAAACACTACCTGAAGCACTTCGCCTCGCTGCCGACCTTGCCGAACAGAAGCAACGCCTGAGTGAAGAACTGGCCATAGCAGCGCCTAAGGCTGAATTTGTTGATCGTTATGTCAAAGCCACTGGCTCAATGACGTTCCGGCAGGTTGCCAAGCTCCTTAACGCCAAAGAACCAGAGTTCGCGATGTTCCTCATTGAAAACGGCATCATGTACCGGTTAAACCGTGTGCTTACACCAAAGAGCAAGCACATCGAAGCAGGGCGCTTCGAAGTTAAGACAGGGACTACCAACCAGACTAACTACGCATTCAATCAGTCCCGCTTTACTGCAAAGGGCGTGCGCTGGATTGGCGGCTTGTGGGCTGAACATATTGCTAAGGGGCAAATTGCGTGAGAGCCATACTGACACCTGAAGTCGCGCCATTGTCCGGGGTGGTGCTGTTTCGCCCTGGTAACGAATTGTTGTGGCTGTTTCGTCGTGGCCGGGTGGTGATTGAAACGCCTTCCGAAGCAATCAAGCACCTGCCATCTGGACTGATTCCTGAAGCGCACCAGCCACTGACGGATGATGTCAGTGTGCAGGAACTTTTCCTGAATGAGAGAATTATTCAGCGTGCTGGTGGACTGAGTGGCCTTGATGCCTGGCTGGAACGTAAATTCGAATGTCAGTGGCCGCACAACGAATGGCACTCAAAGGACTTCACTCTGCTACGCCACGCCCCCGGCAGCATTCGCCTGTGCTGGGGATGCGATAACCAACTGCGTGAACAAACCACTGAAAGACTGGCAGGAATTGCCATGCAGAACCTGGTAAAATGGCTGCTCGAAAGAGTAAATATTATGCTGGGTTTCAGCGCTGACCATACCCTGACGCTGCCGGAGTTCTGCTGGTGGATGGTACGTAACGATCTGGCTGACCTTATTCCTGAATCAGTGGCTAACCTGGCACTCAGGATTAAGCCTGAATCGCACAGCTCAGTGATGCGGGAAAGCGACATTGTTCCGTCATTACCGGCGACTGAAATCCTCCAGGAGAAAGTGAAGAAGATAGTCTCGGTGAAGGTCGATCCTGAATCACCCGAATCTTTCATGCTGAGGCCAAAGCGCCGCCGCTGGGAGAACGATAAGTACACCCGCTGGGTGAAGTCGCAGCAGTGCAGTTGCTGCAATAACCCGGCAGACGACCCCCACCACCTGATAGGCCACGGGCAGGGTGGAATGGGTACTAAAGCGCATGACCTGTTTGTGATACCGCTGTGCAGAGCGCATCACGATGAGTTGCACGCTGATCCTGTGGCATTTGAAGCGAAGCACGGCGACCAGTTGGAGCTGTTGTTTCGGTTTTTAGATCGTGCGCTGGAAATCGGCGTACTGGCGTAAGTGGAGACGCTCATGGACCTCGATAACGTTGTTAAATTTTTTGCCCCGAAGGGAATGCATATTTCCGACAGTGTGCGCGCTACTGCCAGCGAACAGCTGACGGTGACTGATGTTATGGCTGCGCTGGGCATGACACAGGCAGACGCCGGAATTGGTCTTGCCATGTATCTGGGCAAGGCAGGTGTAAGCAAGCAGGACAGAGACGCCTCGATTAACTGGCTTGCTGAATACGCCAAACAATCCGCGCCTTTTGCAGTACGCCGTCTCGCCGGAAAGAAATTCCCTCTCTGCATGCTTATCCTCGCTAAGTTCGCCTATAACGACTATGCATCGTCAGCCGCTGATTTATCCGATTGCCCAAAATGCAACGGTAAAGGTCTTATTGAAAAAGTCGGTACGGTCACCAAAAGCCATTACACAATGAGAATTCCTCAGTGGGCAAAAGACCTTGGACAGTCGCCATCTTCTTTCGAAAAGAAGCGGGAGGTGAAGAACGTGGAGCAATCACTCTGCGCAAAATGCAACGGTATCGGGAAAATAAGTAAGCGCTGCCAGTGTGGAGGAACAGGAAAGACACTGGACCGTAAAGCAACGGAGCTGCAAGGCGTACCTGTTTATAAGGAATGCAAGCGCTGTGAAGGGCGCGGTTACAGCAGGCCAAAGTCATCTGTTGCTTACCGGGGAATATTCTCTGAGCTGCCAAGTCTTCCTGATCGCACCTGGCGTTACAGCTGGAAGCCATTCTACGAAATGCTTGTTTCTCGCTGCTTTCAGGAAGAGAGCTATTCAAACACCCAACTGAAAAAAGTAACAAGAAACGATAATTTGACGGATATCGCGTAATTTAACGTCACGTTTCTTGCAATGTTGCCGTTTTTGATGTAATTTGACACTAACGATGGCTTTGTATGTCCACGGTTAGAAAGAAAATATAAAAAAAACCTCGCTACGGCGGGGTTTTGTTGTTTCTAAGGGCTGCCAAATGGCGGCCTTTTTTGTTTCCCCTCGTTCTGAGAGGACTCACGGCGATGATGTATTGACCGCTAGAATGGATTAGTTGTAACTTATTATTGTGGTGAATCCTTTCTAAGCGAAAGGGCGTTCCAGTCAACTGCTATCTGCAGGTATGCGCGCGGCTTTGCTGACTGGGGTAGAGTCACCGGGAGGCACCCGGCACCATGACAACAACAATACAGTTTCAAATTCCTTGAGAGCCTGCCGTAAAAAGCAGGCCTTTTTTTATGAATTTGCAAACTGCTGCTACGCTTGAAATGTGTGTTGAAGGTAATTGCCTGATGGTTCTCCTGAACCGTTGTGAACCAGCCCGATACTGTCTCACTCAGGTCAGTTAGCAAGACTCACGACTACCTACCTTACTTACTAATAGTCACTCATTAGCCCGCCTTCAAAAGCGGGCTTTTTTTATTCCCCTCATCACTGAGAGGATTCACGGCAATAAGAGGGGGACTAGATGTCCGATCCTGTTTCTGGCACGACAGTAGCGGCTGGTGGTCTGATGGGGGCCAGCATGTTCGGCCTGGCAACCGGCATAGATTACGGTGTGGTGTTTGGCGCATTCGCTGGTGCGGTGTTCTACGTCGCTACGGCGGTTAATATCAGTCGCCTTAAGCTGGTGGGCTACTTCATCACCTCATTCATCTTCGGCGTTATCGGCGCTCCACTGCTTGGCTCTTACTTCTCCAAATGGACGGGGTATAGCGACAGGCCACTTGATGCGCTGGGCGCGGTAATCGTAGCCGCTATTGCTATTAAGCTGCTGACGTTCGTCAACAGTCAGGATTTGGGTAGCCTGTTTGGAATTCTCTCGCGTTTACGTGGTGGAGGGGCCAGCAATGGTAACAAGTGATCCGAGTGCGATGGCAAACGCAATTATCTCTGCTGTGATCGTTATTGCACTGATGTTCTACCAGCGCGGCGGGGCGAGACATCGCCCTCTGATATCGCTGATGGCTTATTTCACGGTGCTGGTATACGCCAGCGTCCCTTTCCGTTACCTGTTCGGCCTGTACCATGAATCGCACTGGTTCGTGGTGCTGGTGAACGTCCTGATATGCGCCGCCGTTCTATGGGCTCGGGGAAACGTTGCGCGCTTGGTTGACGCACTGAGGCACTAATGAACCAATCACAATTTCAAAAGGCGGCTGGGCTAAGCGCCGAGTTAGCTGCGCGCTGGTTTCAGCCAGTGAGCGATGCGATGAAAGAGTTCGGCATCACCAAGCCGGTAGACCAGGCGATGTTCATTGCTCAGGCTGGGCATGAGTCGCTAGGTTTCACCCGACTACAGGAAAACTTCAACTACAGCGTAGTGGGGTTGGCAAACTTCATTCGAGCAGGACGCATCACACAAGACCAGGCTAATGAGCTTGGCCGTCGACCTGAAGAACGAGCATTACCGATTGAGCGCCAGCGTGCCATTGCAAACCTGGTCTACAGCAAACGCTACGGTAACAATGCGCCTGGTGATGGATGGAAATACCGAGGGCGTGGACTCATCGGCATCACGTTCCTTGATAACTATCGTGACTGCGGAAATGCCCTGAAGGTAGATTTGGTTCAACAGCCTGAGCTGTTAGCTGAGCCCATTTATGCAGCCAGAAGCGCAGCGTGGTTCTTTGCTACTAAGGGATGCCTGAAGTATTCCGGCGACCTGATACAGGTGACGAAGATTATTAACGGCGGCACGAACGGACTTGAAGATCGTCGCGCACGCTTCGGGCAAGCGAAAACGGTGCTGGTATGAAAAAGTGGCTGCGCATCTTACTCCCGCGATGGGAGACAGATACGGTTGTTCTTCAGGCACAAGGTAATGAGCTTCATATCGTCTGCAGCTACGAAGATATCGATCCCGGCGAGATGTTTGACGGTATGTGTGAGCTCAAGACCTTCACCTGGCTGAACTGGTCTTTCCCGTCAGGGGAACCCATGAACGTTCGATCCTTTGAACCGAAGGTGGAAGCATGAGCACAGTGCAGTTAATCATCACGGTAGCAGTAGCCATTCTTGGCGCTATCGCCGCAGCTTTTGGCATTGGTCATTCACGCGGTGCCAGTAAAGCGGAAGCCAAAGCAGACCAGCAGCGCACTGAAGACAAGGCCGCTGCCACTGAAGCAGCAGCAGAACGCCGGGTACAAGCCACCAAAGAGGCCAGCAATGTACAACAAACTGTTAACCGTATGCCTGATGACGATGTTGATCGCGAGCTGCGCGGAAACTGGACCCGCAAAGGTTGAAGTCATCGACACCAGCTGTGACTGGGTAAAGCCAGTCTACCTGACTGATCACGACATCAACGTTATGGACCGCCAGACGAAGAAAGACATCCTGGCGCATAACAAAGCGTGGCAGGCGAATTGTCAGAAACAAAAAGAAGTGAGGTCAAAGTGATCGCAACCATCGGAACAATTCTGGTCTGGTTGATAATGGGCATTGCGGGTATTGGTGCTATTTTCTGTGCCTTCATTGGCTTGCTGTTTCTCATCAACTGGCCTAAATGAACTCTCCGCCATAAACCTCGTGACAACCCGCGCTGCCCCATCGAACAGGGTAACCAATAGCCTCGCAATAGCGGGGCTTTTTATTAGCAGAAGAAGGAGAAGAAGCGTGTTAACAGTAAAAGTGATGTCGCCGGGCGGCGGCGAAGAGATTCATTGCGGCCTGAGCGTTGGCTTTAATCCCAAACAGCAGAGCATCGCGGTATCTGGAATGGACAAAAATGTTTTCCTTAAACCCGGTGAGGTCGCCTACGTGATGAACCAGAACGGGAAGACGGTATCTCGTTACGAGCATATTTACCGTCAGGAAGTGCTGCATAACGCGGTGGAATCGTAGCCATTACAAAGCTCGCCTGCTGGTGGGCATGTCGTGCTGTAGAGCGTCTAGTTGCCGACTGTTAAGCATTACATCAGGCCCTGTGTAGATGCCTGCAATACAAAGCAAGAATAGCTCGTTCATTCTTCGTTTGTATATATGTTATAACTTCGGAAACATTTAGTAAGGAGCGCAGAATGAGTAAGTTTTTATGTTTCCTCGTATTATTCCTGGTGGGATGTCAGGGGCCAAAACAACAAACATTAACACCAAAGCAGAGACAGGAGTTCCCCATAATCAATCAATGGGCTGTAAAATTTAAAGAGGCAGTTGAAAGTAGATTTCCATATGCCAGTAGATATGTCGGAGATACATGCACTATCCGTGTTCATCAGCCGAAAGGAACAAATAAAATCAACAATATGCATGTAGTAGAAGGGAACCCGGAATTGTGTAAAGCGGCAGTTAAAGCTATACAGACCGCCAGTGATGATGGTTTATTACCCCTTACGCCGGACCTTATCGGTGAGGAGTTTCCGTTGGATTTCAAACCATAGACGCGTCTCAGAACCACTATAACTTTTGTATTGCCTTCACCATCGCATTACAGCAGGCATTCACTGAGTGCCTGCGATAATGACGAATTGTGGTGTACGTGTTAATCGTCAAATAAGAAGGAAAAGGCGAGCGCACCTTTACGATGGCTATCCGGTTAAAGATCGGCACACCCGAGCTAATACGTACATCACAGTCCCATCAAGTAGTGGGCTTGATAATGGCAATACTTACGGAGACTGTTATGGCGACGCTTAAAGACCTTTCCAGTCAGTTAAGACAGCTGCAGAAGCAGATACCGTTTGCGACTGCCCAGGCGATGACTAAAGTGGTTCGCCAGATAGAGGTAGCCCAAAAAACAGCATTTGAGCGGCATCTGGATAATCCAACACCTTTTACAGTTAAATCGGTAGGGTCAGTTGGTGCCAGGAAAAACAGCCTTCGTGCAAAGGTGTTTGTTCGTGATACTGCTGCTGGCTACCTAGAACCTTTCGAGTTCGGCGGAGAGCATAAGCTCAATGGTAGTGCTTTGCTTAACCCGAAAGACATAAAGCTTAATAAATACGGCAACCTGCCGCGTAATAAGCTCTCTCAGCTCAAAGCAAAGGAAAATGTATTCGTAGGTGAGGTGGATGGCGTTAACGCTGTCTGGCAGCGTAAGAAACCGATGAAAGCTAAGAAGCGACGGGCCAAGCGCTCCGCTAATGGGACGCGAAGACCGAAACGTAAACAGCGTTCTCCAAAGCTTTTGATCCGGTTTGGTGATGCGCTACCTGTGACTCCAGTGCTGGGGTATATGGATAGGGCCCGTACCATGGCGAACGCACTGCTACCGTCTGCTTTAAATCAGGCGATAGCAGAAGCCATCAGGACGGCAAAATAAAAGCAGTAACTTATAAGTTAATTTCGCAAGCTTTTATGAAGCTGTTTACTGCAGTTGTCGATCCAGAAACATTGGCTGACATGGAATGCTGGTTTCCGCCATCCTTTGTTTGCACACCAACTAACACTTTGGATTTCGCCCCCTGAAGCTGCTTAAGCACTGTTTTTAGTTGGTCCGCGTCATCCGATTGAATCTGGAGGCTCTGAACATTACGTCTTGAAAGGGTAGCATCGAGCTTCACTGCGGTATTCCCGTCGACCTTCATTATCAGGTCCATTGGTACCTCTGATAGTGATTCGGTGCTTTTATCCATTTCAACGTATGCCGCCGATAGCTTTTCTTTAGTGCAGTCAAACACAATGGCGCCATTGTCGGATGAAACCTCGCCAAGCATCATTGCTTTCTTACCACCAGAGAAAAGGTCATCTTCAGTATTAGTTACCCACTGGGCATGAGCAATTGGTGATGCCAGCACTGCGGCTACGAAAGTTATTTTGATTATATTGTTACCCATTACATTCTCCTTGTATTGAATAGGAATAATCATAGTCGGAGCGAATGGTCGAAGCCATTAAAAAAATGGGTCCTTCCTGAGACTTTTGTAAGGTACGGGCATTGCGCGCCGCGGTGTTTTCCTAGCTACAACTTTCAGATTTGTGTCCCATGTCCCACCTCTGGCGATCATTACGGACACCTCGCCAGCTCTGGCTATTCCAGTTTATTCCAGTGGGACATTCTGGTGGGACATGGCAAAAATGTCCCAGGCGAATGTCCCACCCCAGAAAATGTCCCAGGTGATGTCCCATGACAACGATGAACCAGAGTCAGTACGCACAACATTCAGGTGTGGATCGCAAAACAATTGGCCGGTGGATTAAAGCCGGGCGCTTCATTGTGATGGACGGAGACCTGATTGACGTAGAGGCCAGCGATGCGGCATTGAAGAAAAACCGCGATGGCAAAGACCCGCGCGCCTCGAACGCGAAGAAAAAGAAAACTCCCGTCGTTAGCGATAACGATGATGACGGTGATGAAATCAATAAAACTGTCCGCCAGATAATGCTCACTGAAGGGGAAGATCTTTCGAGAGAGGAAGCGGGACGTATCCGCGAGAATTACATGGCCCTGCAGGCAAAGCTGCAGTATGAAAAAGACAGCGGCCAGCTTATTGAGCTGACAGCAGCCGAGGAGGTTTTATTCAACACCTTTCGCCAACAGCGTGATGCCTGGCTTAACTGGCCGTCCAGGGTGGCGCCGCTAATGGCTGCTGATCTGGATGTACCGGCGGACAGGATGACAGAGGTGCTGATTGAACATGTCCACAAACACATCTCAGTCCTCGGAGAGCCAGAGTTTAACCCGGCAGAAGATTGAGCGTCTTGAATTAAGCGTCCGCAAAGGCTGGACACCCCCGCCGCGTATCAGTGTGCCGCAGTGGGCAGATGACTATCGTAAGCTGGCAAAAGAGGCTGGGAGCACTTCGGGAAACTGGGAAACATCGACGGTAGAAATTGCCCGCGGACCGATGCTTGCCGCGACGGAGTCCGGGGTTCATATCATCACTGTAATGTGCTGCACCCAGTTGATGAAGACAGCACTGCTGGAAAACCTTTTTGGCTATTTTGCCCACCTCGATCCTTGTCCGATACTGCTGCTGCAGCCGAAAGAAGAAGCCGCTGAACAGTTTTCGAAAGAGCGTATTAGCCCGCTGGTAAGGGTGACGCCGGTACTGCGTAAAATCATCGGTGATTCGAAACAGAAAAGCTCGAAAG